ATTCAGGAGCATGTATTCCCCAGCTAGAAGGTTGTGCTGTTTGTGCTAATCTAGTAGCTATACCTATAGGCATTTTTGAACCAGTACCGTATAGAATAGCCTTATCCAGTGCAAGCCCTATGGCCTGCGCAAGTGCATCCATAATTTCATTAGCAAGGCTTAAATCACTATCCTCAAGTATGGAATTACAGATAGGGATAAATCCACCAACCTTATACCCTTCTAGTTCTATCTGATTAAAGTTTATAGACAATTCATTCAGAGATGCACACATTTCTGTCCATATCCCTTCTGGAACTGTTCCTGCTATATTCTGCCTTGCTCTACCGGTAAGAGGTCTTACATTTACTACACTTATTAATTTGCTGTATCTATAAAGATTATCTCTTAAAAGTTCTAACATAACTTCTGGAATAGTTAAATCAGCACCACTTACAGCTCTTTTTTCTCCTATCAAACCCTTAGTTCTTGTCAAAAAGTCTTTTACATCTTCTCTTTCAATAAGAGAAGATACTTTTTCCCTAGTCATACCATTAAAAAATTTACCCCTCATTTTCAAGCCTCCTTCATTGCTTACTATAGTTTTACTTCTTTTGCCTCCTATAGGAGTTGGTTCTGGATTATTTTTAGGTTCGTTGCTATTCAATTCATCAAGTTCTCCCTCAAGGTCAGCAATTTCACCTTCAAGTTTTCCTTTCTTTTCATCAAAATCAGCCTTATCTTTGTCAAGCTTATCAGTTTCTTCTTCTACTGCTGCAATTTCTTCATCTGTCTTAGCTTCCTCTATAGATTTTTCTAAATCAGAAGCCCTTTTATCCAAATCATGACCTGTTTTTAAAAGCTCTGTCAAGTTTGCTTTTCTCTGTTCTATTTTCTTACTTAACATCAGTTGTCTTATTGCCATAATCTTTCAACCTCTCCTTCAATTTTTTCTTTCTAACATCAAGCTGTCTTTGTTTATATTGCTCGGCTTGTTTGCTTCTGGCTTGTATATCAGTTTGGGGATATGCTGGAAATACGCAAACTGATACTTCTATAGTGTCGGCATCTTTAACTCTAAATTTTACACTGCCATCATCCCTATACTGTGTATCTTCCTCAGCAGGGTTAAATCCAAAACTGCACCCCGATATATCACCTCTCTGTACTCTTGCATAAATATCCATAGCCTGTTTATCGTTAGAATTTATTTTTACACTACCAAATAGCCCTTTTGAATCTGTTCTTAATTGCAAGGTATTATTGGCCATTCTGCCAAGCACAAGCGACGTGTCATGATTAAAAAGACAACGTATATCATTATTCTTTAAACTATTATCAAAAGCAGTTGGAGCTAATTCTTCATATACTCCTCTGCATAACTCAGTTTCTTGATTAAATACTGCAAAATACCCCTCAATATATTTATCTCCATTATCTTCTACATCTCTTGTCTTAAGGTTACTATTAAAATACATTGCTCTATGGTCCATTTTCCCACCCCCTTTTATTAAAAAATGGTAGAAATATCAATCTACCATTTTTTCTAATTCTTCAATTGTATTAGGTACGTGTTGCCATCTCCTATTATGAACAATGTCATATATAGTTTGATTGGTGACTGGATAGTCCTTAACTATAATGCATTGTCGTTCTCCCTTTAGAAACCTCAATCTAATATTAACAATGTCCTTTTCTTTTAATTTTGCAGATAATGATTTTTCTCCTTTATATAAATCATGTAATTTTTTCTTATGCTCATCTGATATTTTTCTGCCTTTTAATTTCTCACTTAAATTTTTCTTTTCTTTTTCAGTATGCTTTCTACCTTTATTCCAACTGATTTTAGGCCTGGGGCGGTTATGCATCTTCATTATAAATATTGGGTCTTTCCATAATTTCTTTAAGGCTTGCGATTTTCTGATTTTTTCTTCCTTAGTGTTTTTTCTCCCGCTGTTAGCCTTAGAAATTTTTATTTTAGTTTGTTCTGACAATTTTCTTCCTGGACTTCCATCTCCCCCTTGAGTTATATTGTACCCACTATCAACTGTGTCATATAATGAAATATAATATACTTCTCTGTTATTTAATAAATTTTCAGCGCAACTTTCCAAGGCAATAAAGCTAAAATTCTTTTCACCATATTTATTAAATGCATTTTGTAATTTCGGGTTAAAATGCCTATTAGTTCTTAATGTCCACAAATGAAAACTCCATCTTTTTTTAATATCCTTTGACTGTCCTATATACATTTTACCGTTAACGATATTTTTTATTGCATATATGCCACTATTCATATTCCTCACTCCTTTATTTATATTATACCACTATGATACCACTTTGACAACATTTTAATACCATGTTATCATATAAAAAAGGAGTGATTTATATGACGGTAAGTGATAAAAATACTAGGACTAATATAACTTTTTCAAAAGAATTAAAAAAACGTCTTGAGGAATTAGCAAAACAAGAAAACAGAAGCTTTAACAACATGGTTATTACCATATTAGAAAGCTATTTGAAGTCTATTAAAAAATAGGCTTTATTTTTTATCCATTACCTTCGTCACCACCATTTCCATTTAATTTCTTTTGTTCCCCTATCATACCTGCCGGTATATAGTTTTCCAGGATAACTCTTTCATCAAGACCCTCAAGTGGAGACATGCCAAGCCAGTCACGTACTTCATTACCAAGCATCACACCTCTAACATATAGGTCTGCCCCTACACTCTCAAGTTCTTTAATATCATAAGCATATAAGCTCCTGGAGTTAAATTTAAAATACAAGTCAGGACTATAAAGTAACCCTTTTGTTAAAACCTGTTCTATCCCTTTAGCCATAGGAAGAATCGTTGAATTAATAAAAGCATTGTATTCTTCTTTGTTAAAAGAACCAACGCCAACAAAAAAAGCAGGTACACCAAATATCCCTGCTACTGTCTTTTTATCTATTTCTACGGCATCATTTATAGCTAAATCATTAAGACTTAGAGGCTTTACTGTATCAACTTTAATCAAGTCCGCCGGGATAATCCAGGGCCTACCTCCTTCGGTTTCATCAATATACTTATTAAGTACCTTTTCTCTACCATCTTTACTTGCGATTTCTTCGGTTTCTGCATCTACAGAAACAATAATATTAGGCCTCCACTTATCGGACATAAAACTTTTTTTAGTAGCTGTAGCTTGCTTTAAGTTATTAACTATATCCTTCAAGGCTACTCTATAGCCTTGCCCTATCCATGGCCTGTTTGGGTCCGGATTAATAATAAAATGCAGAACTTCATCATAATTATAAGGTTTGCCATTATAAAGAACCTTATACCCTGTATCTGTATCCATAAAACTCACAAGAGAAGGTTTTAAGGGTATAAGCTCACCAATATAGCCATCTTCCATTTTAGGATATACAACACAGTTTCCTTTACCATTTAAAAGCATTGTGTAAACAATATTATACATCCATGTTTTTCTGGTCATAAGGCTGTATGGATTTATGTCAATTTTTCTGGACAGTTCATTTTGTATCCTTACATCTCCATTTTCTTTGTTCTGCATTAAATATATTGTCATGGAGGATATTAGGTCAGCTATTTTTCCAACACAAATTTGAACTTCCGGATTATCTGCAAGTCTTGTATATCCCGGAACACATAAGGTACTATATGCATCATCAGATAAAAGCCAACCAATTTCACTTCTTTTTTGTTTTGGCTCTGCTCTAGTTCTTTTTCTCTTACCCCAGTTAAATATTGCCATAGTCTACCTCCTATCCTTTCAACCACTTTTCAGCAGAACTCTTTTTCTCCAAATTCTCAAGCATCCTTATGCATGCAAAAACAGAGGCATCAAAAATATCTATCCTCTGTGTTGGTTCTACTTTTTCATACTGTATCATATCATCAGTCTTTTCTATAGCATGTACATTCTGAACACAGTACTCAAAAGCTTCACTGTGCAAGTAATACAAATCTCCATCTTTTGCCTTAGCCTCTATATGTCTAAATCCTTCACTTTTTTTATAAAAATACTGTGGCTGGTCAATTATTCTAAACCCTGCTTTCTTCATACCTATAAAATACTCTCTACAGAATTTTCTATCATGACCAACCTGTTTTATTTTAAATCCTGCTTTACGCATTTTAATAAACCAATTAACAATATCAGCATAATTTACAGTAGGATTATTGCACATATCAAGCCAGCCATCATCTTTCCAGCCGAAGAGTGGAATACCATCTTCATCTGCTTTTCTTGCGGCTGCCACTACAGGGAACCAAGCATGGGGAATTATTATGTCCACGTCATGATATTCTCCAGTTTCATCCTTATAAGCTTTTTTATAGGTACCATACAATGCAGATGCAGTTAAATCATAAAGTTTAGATAAATCAGCACCACCAAACCATGTTATAGGTAATTTTAATAAATCCTTTATTGTCCAATTAAATTTACCATCAGACTTCCTAAATTCATCTATATTAAAATAAGCTTTCATAGAAGTTGTATATATATTCAAAGATTTTGCGAAGAAATCTTTTCTTTGCTGCGGATCATTCTGTGCCTGCATTGCATCATTCATAATATCTTCTGGCCTTATAGAAATTCCATAAGCAGGATTAGCCATTTCATGTATTTTAGGATTTGTATAATCAATTTCTCCTGTATCTGTATCTTCATCAGCTTTGCAGATAAAAACAAAATAAGCTTCATCTTTTACAGTATCATCAAGAATTTTCTTGCAATATTGTAGCCTCTGATAGCAAAAACTATTCATATCATCACCAGCAGTAGTTATACCTATCATCAACTTATTCGTATAAGCTTTCATTGCCTCTTTAATTATGTTGTACTGCTTAGGTGTCTTATAAGCGTGTATTTCCACATTGTTATCCTAAAGGCTTTTTATCCTTTAGTTCTTACAGTTTCCTGTAAGGTCAGCATATATCATCACCCTCAACATTACTTGTAGGGTGTTAACCACTC